CCAGCCCCAGCGAACGGGATCAGCAGTCGCCTGGGGCCATAGGCGGCCGGCGGCAGCAGCAGGGTTGCCAGATAGCGCGATAGGCTGATCGGCTTAATCGTCGGGTGAATATTGCGCCGGGTTGTTTCGCCACGCTGGTATGGGTTGTCGATCGACACGTCGCGCCCGTCGTCGACAGTCGAGGGATCGAAGGCGGCCCCATATGCATGATTGCAGCCGCATGTATACGTCGTGCTCCCAGATGGATGCGATGCGCCATGTTCAGGGCAACGAAGAAATTTGTAACGTTTCCCAGTGTACACAAGCTGCCCGTCGTCGACTTTGGAATCGCTGAAGTCTGCCGCATCTTCGTCGAGCAGCCGCATGAGCGCGGTCTGACGCGGGTCGAGCCCGGCCTCACGCTCAGATGTTGAGCTCTTCGGGTAGTAGGCAACCGGATCGGCGGCTTCGAGTCGGTCGAGCATCCAATCAGCGGCGTAGAAGTAGCGCGACGCGGTGCCGCTGTCGTCATGGCCGCGCTCAGTCGACACCCCGTTTCGTGTGGGCTCATGGCCAGACTCGCCGGCCATGAGCCCACTGTTGATCATGCCGCGCTGACTGGCTGCGCTTATACTCTCGCCACTCTGGGCCCCCAACCGTGCGACGGGGCAGGATGGAACGCAGACGCCGTTACACTCGGGCGCATGAATGAGAACCATGTTCGCTGGCCATCGGCCGGCGGGCTCGTTGGGGTTGCCGAATCGTGCAAATGATCCAAGCACGGCGTTGCCCGCATCGTTATACGGGCGCGCAAGCGTGTCATCCGTGCCAATCCTCCCCCCATCTATCCACAAGGCCCCGGCCCCGGTCGAGGTGATACAGTCGAGCGGCGATCCTTCGTACGGCTTCTGAAAGACGATGATTGGCTCGATCGCGGGCTTGATCGCCTGCCCGCCATACCGATGGCCGGCCCAGTCGGCTGCGCTTGCTGTCGCTGGGCCATGCACGTCGAAGGATTCGCGGTCGCCGGCGTTGAAACCGCCATTGTCCATGATCTCTTGTGTCAGCTTGAATTTCGCGCCGGTCTGCTTCTTGCTTCCTGCGACGGGCGCAAAGCCTGCAGCAGCCTTGATCGTCTTTCGCGCGTTCTGGTAGGCTCGCAAGGCGGCGACGCGCTCGACCTTCGGTGCTGTTCTTGTGTACTGTCGCAGTCTTTCAAGCTGATCGCGTAATTCCGGCCGCTCGTCGAGCCATGCGCGGAATGCGCGATCGTCGATCTGTGCTGCTATGTTGGTTGCCTTTGGGAAGCCAGAGCCGTACGACCATCCGAAGATCGTCGGCTGAATGATCAGCCCGGCATCCTCGATCGCGACAGCCAGGCGATGCCAGCCGCGCGACGATGCGAACACCATACCCCAGGCACCTGGGTACAGGTGCTGAGCGATGGCTGCCCAGGTCGAGGGCCTGAAGGCGATGTCGCCGCCATCCCAGGTTTTACCCATGAAGCCTTTTGAATCGCGCCGGGTATTGCTGCGTTCGTTGCCGGTACGCGGATCGATGCTGCCGCCCTGCCCTTGAAAGGTGCGCGCGATATCCGTCAGGTGATACGGCGGATCGCAGAGCAAGGCATGGAACTTCGGCCCGGTATAGGTCTGGGCCCATGTCAGAATATCGGCTTGAAGCATTGGCATAATCTGTTCCTGTAAGGCCCCTGAGCGCGGCTGTAAGGTGCCTCGGGCCGCGCTCAGGTATATTCGTATGGCTGATCGCTTAAAACGGCTCCTGTGCGGTCGCGCTGTTAATCATCCGCTCCATGGGCGTCGGGTCGAGCCGCGCAAGATGCCACACTGAGCCCGGCGCGCTCACTTTGCACTCGACGCCCATGACGCGATCGAGCGCTCCGGCGATATCGCCGATCGAGGTGCCGATGTCGCTTGCGTCGTCGGCTTCAAGTGTGATCGTGGTACTGACACTCGACCGCATGACGATCTGCGATCCGGCGTCGCGCGCAATTTTGTCGAGTGCGGTGATCAGCATGTCGAGCGTGTCAGCTTTGATGCTGATCGTTGCCTTCGTCGTTTCTTTGGCCATGTCTATGCTCCTTTTACGTCAGTGCGCGCCACACTGGCAGCACTGCTATACCCGTCCGGATAGCGCTCGCGTAGTTTCGCGACGTTGCGCTCCATTACTTCAGACATATTGACGTCGAGCTTTGTGCAGAGGGCTGCGATGTACCAGAGCACATCCCCGAGCTCGTCGATCAACTGATCGCGATTGATCCCATGCTGGTGAAATACTGCCTTCTTGAGTGTATCGGCAACCTCGCCTGCCTCGCCTGCTAACCCGAGCGCGCATCGTACCAGCATGATCTCATAGTCGGTATAGACCTGATCGGGCGCATCCGGCAGCGTGCGGCTGCTCAACCATTGATATTCATTCGCATAGATCATCTTGATAATGGCTCGCTGTTCTGGGATGGCTAACATAGCGCGCTCAGCAGGTCAAGCGCGGCGTTGGTGCGCTCCGATACTGGCAGGCGCAGCAGCCAGGCTATACTTGCCTCGGGCTGCGCCTTGCACTCGTCGCATACCAGCATACTGGTACGAGTCAAGTTGCACACGATGCAACGGCCGGCCGGCGGCACCGGGCGCAGTCGACTGACTGAGATCAGTTTGTCATTCATTGGAGACTCCTTTTACTAGTGACTTCAGCTTCATATACTCCATACCAGAATCGCGGGCGATGTCGGCGAGCTCTTTGTGCCAACCCATGACGTGTGCATATTTCGCGCGGCCCCATTGTGCCGGCGTCAGTTCCGGCGGCCCGTCGGCGTCGAATAGCTCAGGCTCGGAAATGGTATGCGGATCTACCATTTCCTCGCGCGCGTTAAGATACCGATCACTCCGATCACTCTTGCTTTTTTGGGCCTGTTTGACGCTTCCTGATGCCTCACCTGAAGAGTGATCGGTAGACTCATCACCGATCACTCTTGGGCTAGATCGATCACTCTTGGGATCACTCTTGCCAGAATCAGGCCCAGAGTGATCGGAGTGATCGGAGTGATCGGAGTGATCGGAGTGATCGGAGTGATCGCGTTGTGGTATGCGCGCATACTTGCCATAGCCTACTTTGTCGACGATTCCTTCATTAAGCATCTTGCGCAGCAGCTGCTTAATCGTCTCAACCGGTCGACCTAATTCAGTTGCGACATCCTTCGGTGTTCTGGGCTCGTCGTCGGCAAGCGCTGACAGGATCGCCTTGCGCTCAGAACTGATCGCCACTTCAGCAGCTGGGCCTTCGATGATATGTTGATTCAAGTAGCTATCCCACTTCAGCGCAAGCGGGTCGTCGTTTTCCAGATCCCGGCCGCGCATCTCCAGCACCTGTATGCTACTGTCGTTGACGTCGCGGCGCAGGGCCCACATAGTATTGACGGCACTCGGCAGCCCGGTTGAGCCGGTGATACTATCCATGATATCGTCGTGCTTGCCCTTGTTGAAGTGATGCACAAGGATGATCGCGACATGGTATTTTTCTGCCAGCTCGTTGATCGGGTCAACGGTCGAGCGGTCGTAATCGTAGAATCCTTCGGTTTTGTCCATCGGCCGCCGGAACGATGCAAGCACGTCGATCACGACCATGGCGGCGTTGGGGTGGGCCATCAGCCAGTGCTCAAGATCCTCTAGCGCCTCATCGCCGCGACGCCACTTGGTAAACACGGTAAAGTTGGCGGGCCATGTGAACTGCCGCACCCCCAGCATGGCGCGGGTGCGCTTCTGAATCCGCTGCTGCCGGCCCTCGAGGTCGAGGTAGAGGACATCGCCTTGCACGACTGGCAGCCTGCCCAGGGCGATGCCGCCCATGGCCACCGCCAGGCCCACGGCCAGCACCATCCATGATTTCTTGCTTTTGTACTTCGCTGCGAACAACAGCGCACCTTCAGGCAGAATGCCCTCGACGATCCAGCGCTCGGGCGGAAACTCTTTGTACTGAAGATCGGCAAGCGTGATCCCGTCACTGAGATGATTGACCGTGTATTCTGTCTTTGGCCTGGGCTTCGGCTCGTCGTATATTTCGCCGGTCGAGCGGTCGACCGACTGACGCGGGGCAGGCGTGTGCAGCGGCTTCGCTCGACCGTAGGCGATGCCGTCGGCGATCGTCCGTCTAGCGTTCTGTTCATCGTCGGCCCTGAGCGCAATCGCGCTCCATAGCGCGGCTTCGATCTCAGTGTCGCTCAGGCTCGACAGCCCCCCCATCCATGTGGCCATCTTCAGCAGTACGTCATGCTTCTGGCCATCGCTCGACGTGGCGACCTTGGCGACGGCCTGTCCTAAGAGCTTGAGATGATGGGCGCGCTCATTATCACCGGTCGAGGGCTGTCGGAGCTGTAGCGGCTTCTCAGGGGCCTTCAGGGCCTTGATTATCCACTGCGGCACATCGGCAAGCGGCGTCGACGACGGATCAACGATCCATGTGTAGGGGCCTGCACTGTTGCGGCTCGGGGCAACCACGATATAGCCCCCATCGCCGCGCGTGTCGATCCCCTCGCCGAGCTTGCCGGTGCTGTTCTTCAGCCCCTCGACATACTTGAAAAGATACTGCTTTCCACCGCGCCCGGTTTGCTGGCATGGCGTCGGCGGCAGCGATCCATGTTTCTCCTCAAGATAATAGAGTGTTTCGTATCCGTCGATCCCTTTGGCCTTGTCGACATCGATGTCGAGGACAAACAGCCCCGACTCGGCCCCAGTCGCGATCCCGATCTGGGCCCCGTTCCTAAAGAACCGATCGATCATCGCCGGATCTTTGGTGGCGTCGTTGCGGCCGTGCTTGGTCGTCGGCACCTTGTCGACGCCGACGGGGTGCACTGCCCATCCGTAATCAGTCGCGTAGGCAAGCGCTGCGGTTGCGTTTGTCATGTCCAGAGCTCCCAGAATCGTTTGACGAGACGCCAGTACATACGCCTGCTGCCGCGCGTTGCCTCGACCATGCAGATGGCCCAGTCAAGGTTGGCTGAGACGCGATAATTTATCGGCTTTGATGGCATACTCCATGCTCCTTTTCTGGCAACACGAAAGATAGCGACGACGCTTCGATCGTGCTCCATGGCCCAGTCGAAGGGGTGATCGGCTGGGCCGATCTATGCTGCCTGCTGTCGAGGCTTGCGGCGGATACACTGCCGCAAATAGTCACTGATCGTCAGGCCCAGGGCCTGGGCGATCTTTTCGGCGCGCTCTTTCTCTTCAGGGCTGACGCGGATTCGGATACTCTCTGTTCTGGGCATCGGTGTGACTCCTGTTGTAACGGTGTGATAACAGTATAAGGCTTTAACGTGCGGTAAACAAGAAAGAATAGTTTATATATAATGACAATATGTATAAGGTTTGTTAATAGTAGGGGCCCAGTGTTACGGCTGGGCCCCGAGCGGCTATCGCTAGGTCGACCAACTCGCCCACTTCATGCGGTTCTCCTTTCGAATGCATCCGCCATGAGCGCGTCGCGTGCGGCGTCGATCGTCCGGCCGATCATGGTTGCCCCGTCGAGCCATGGGCAGTGTTTGCATGATTCGGTGCCGTCGCAGCAGATCGCGTCAGCTTCGGCGCGATATTTCTGTTCGCAGATCTCGAGCTCTGTGATGGTCGAGATAAGCGCGCGAATGATGTCAGACATGGCATGCTCCTTAGAACGGTAAATCCTCGACCGGCTGCGGCACGTTGCGGCCGGGCGTCGCAACGGCCTGGGGGCCATCGTTGGTAAACTTGGTCTGCTTCCACTCGTCGTACAGCCCGCGCATCTCTTCGCCATAGGTGGCCATGTCAGTGCCGACGAAGTTTGCTTTGAGCCAGGCCGTGTCAATCGTGGCCGGCAGTTGGAGGCGTGGCAACGTGACCATGGGGCCCTTCGTTGCGGTGTAGACGATGTTGCCCTTTGCGTCGCGCTCAGTGCCGATGGTTGCCCAGAAGAGCCAGTACAGATTTTTCTTCTTGCGATAGGCAACCTTCGATACAGCGTCGGCTGCCGCTAGCACCTCTTCCCGCTGCCGGTGCAAGATGCCGCCCTGCGGATCGCGCTTCGGGTCGGCTCGACCGATGATAGCGAACGCGATCGTCGATCCGTTGGTTGACCACTTGACCGGCCCCAGATCCTGTAGGCCATCGGCGACGAGCAACACATCGGCATGCATGGCGCAGTTGCGCGACGCATCCCAGGCGTCCAGCCAGATCGGGGCGTCGCCTTTCTCGCCTCGGACGTACGGCTGCACGCGGGCGCAAATGATCGCCACTTGCAGTTTGTCAGCTGCCCAGCCATCGATCGTCTTATCGCTCGACTCGAAGTATTCGCGGTGTGGCGCCCATGCTGCGCTCGACGGTGTGAAGCCCTCGGGGGCCGACTCGGCTGCCAGAAAGAAGAACCCCGGCGACTGATGTTTCTTGTCGCCATGCCGCCACTGAATCCGCGTCAGTCCATCGCCGTGCGTCGCATCGTCTTGATAGCTGCCGTACTGACTGCCATCGTCCTGATCGAAGTCTGCCATGGTTGTGATACCCCTTATCGTAAGATGGGCCTGAGATGTGCGCCAGGCCCAGAAGCGCCAAAGTTAACGACCCTGCTCGATCATCTTCGATATGCGGCCCCCGACATATCCCAGGATGAAGATGACAAGCACCGGATAGAAGTATTCATTGAGCCCGGCATAGATCAGCACGCCTGCTGCCGCTGCCGCAAAGAGCAGATAGACGGCGAAGCCCATGAGAAACCGCTTGAAGCTGGGCATGCTAGTAATTCTCCTGTCGTTGCTGCTGCTGCTCTAAGAACAGGATGCGCGCATGCAGCTTCTCAACCAGTCGCGTCAGTTGTCCGATTGCGACGACGAGATGATCGATCTGGGCCGTATCGTAAACGGTGCTATAGGTGGCTTCGCTCAGCTCAGCGCGAACGGCGTCGATCTCGTCAGTTGTTAGGCTCATGGTGTTTCCCTTTCTGCCTGGGCCTGCCAGTGCATAATGTTGCGCTCCGCGTTGAGTATCCAAACGCGGTACATGGTTCTGTCGCGGCTCGTCTGGGCCCCCGACAGAAGGGCCTGGGCAGCCCGCAGGGCCTGCCGGTGTGCGTTGAGGTGATCCCAGGCCGTCATGCGGATTACAATGTCTGGTGTAGCGTTGTGCTGCATTGTGGGATGCTCCTAACTAACACGGATCGAGGTTGCACGCTGCCTCGGGCCCAAAGCATGCAACGGTCACGAACAAGATCAACAGCAGGGCGATCAGCACAATGATGCGAGCGCGGGGCGATAGGTGCTGCATCACCAACCCTCGCTACTCAGCGCACGGTCGACCCGGCGCAACTCGTCAATGATCGACCCGGCGCCGGTCGTCGAGCCCAGGCACCTGCGGATCACCGCTGCGCACTGGGCCAGCAGCGGCGGCCGGCCGGCGTTAAGATCCCGATAGCAGTCGGGGCAGTAGGCGTACGTCTTGCCTGGGTATTGGACAAAGAACAGGGCAGGCATGCCGCAAGGGCACTCTGGGCCTTCGGCGTTGATCGGGATCGTCAGGCTGTTGGATGGGTGCGCGAGCTCGGCAAGATATGCGGCAGCGTCGGCAGCGTGCGCCGGGCATGGGTTATGCACATCGCACAGGTCGTCGGGCTGCTGGCAGTGGACTGGGGCAGGCACGCGCATGCCGTTAGCGTCGAGGTAATCGCCTTCAGGCATGCGCATGAGCTCAGCTGTGAGCGCCTGATCAACGGCGTCGAGCGCGCTGATCGCCTGCTTCAGCATCGCGACATCGTTGCGGGCGATAACTTCGTTCGCAACATAGTCGCCTGCGCCCGGCGTCTTTGCGACGGCGATCAGCACGCCGTCGATCCGCACGTTCCATGTATAGTCGGTCGAGCGCCATCGGGCGCGGTCTTCGGTGATCTCGATGTTCATCGGCTCAGCTCCTCATAGACGAAACGGTCAAGCGCCCACGCCTTTGCATTTGCGAGGGTCGGAAACGTCTTGAGCCGCTTGTCACCTTCGCATACATCCCACTCGGCGCGCTCATATTGGCGGGTGCTCTTGCGGGCGTCGATAGTCAATATGAGCGTTTCGCTTTCGTATACGCCATAGCGAGCGGGGGTGTAGGCGTTATCCATGCCGCGTCCATGGTGCTGCACAGCGGCGCGTATCTTGCGGATCGTTCGCTCGCTCATCGGCTCAGCTCCTCATACACGAAACGGTCGAGCGCAGATTGAGCGCGATCCTTGTCGCGCAGGTCGAAGGTACCGACGATGTGATCGCCGTAGACTGCTTGCCATCCGATCGTTTTCTTGCCATCGCGGATCGGCTCGATCCGCTTCAGTGGCTGGGCCTGGGACTCGACACGGCTTGCGGCTTCCTCAACCAACACCGTAATGATCGTCGTGCGGCTCGTCTCAAGCCCTGATGTCTTGCGCATCAGCGTCACAAGCATGTCGAGCTTGTCGCGCGTGTCGTCAGTCAGGCTCAAATTGATTTGCTGTCGTGCCATGGTTTGTTCCTTTGGGCTGAAGGCCCGGCACAGCGCCGGGCCCGTCGAGTGTCGTTAGCGGTAGATCGGATGGCTCTTCGCCAGTTCATCGCGAATGGCGCGGTAGGTTTCAAAGTCGGGATAGATCGTGACGATGGAATGTCGCGACCACTGGCCGCGATTGTTCTTTTCGATGAATTCGCCGGTCGTCGGGTTGGTGTAGCCGTCGACGTAATCGCGCAACGCGCAATGGCCGCTGCCGAAGTCGCGATAGTCAAAGCCGATGAAGTCGATCATGGCCTGGGTGTGGCCTGGGCCGTAGGCGATCGTGATGGATGGGTACATGGCGAAACTCCTTTGTACTGATTACGAATAGCGAATGTTGACGATCGCGCTACCATACTTGCGCTCATGTGCGTCGAAGAAACCAACGCCGCCGATCTGCCCAGTGACATGCCGGCCTGCACGGCTCGTCGGCGTTGGGCCGTATTCTTTGCGCTCAACATCGCAGAGCCATGCGAACTGTTTCGCGCTCAGCGTAAACTGTTCGTTGAAGTGTAGGCCCTCGACGACCTGTACGCCGCCGCGCGAATGCGCAGCAGCATAGAACATGCCCATGAGCCCGTCGACAGTCCGAACATTAAACGCGGTTGTGGACATAGCGGTAGCACTCCAATAAACGATGATTACACTGTAGCTATTATAGCACTTATAGACCGCTTTGCAATGGGAGAATTATTGCGAAACGTGATCGGAATCGTATCGGCAACTTGACCAATTATTTTCGCTTGACAACAGGTGGTATACTGTCAGTAGATCACTCTCTCTCATCCCAGAGATAGGGCTGTTATGTCCTACCCGATCAACGCCTCGACCTATCCAAAGGCGAAAACCTATCCGGTTGGCCATGGCTATGGAACGCGGCCGGGTGATCCGATCTCGATCGTCGTGCACTCGACTGAGGGCGTCGTTGGTCAATCGCTCTCGTCAGCTGCCAACTACATCTATACCTCGTCTTCTATCTCTGCGCACTATCTGATCGGTCGACAGGCTGAGATCATTCAGTTTCTCGATCCCCAGAAGTACAGCGCCTGGCATAGTGGCGACGCGATCAGCACGTACGTCAACGTCAACAGCATCGGGATCGAGTGTCTTCATGCGCGGGGCGAAAATTGGCCAACCGTCCAGAAAGACGCGCTAGCCTGGCTGCTGCAAGAGCTCTGTCGAAGCTATGCGATCCTCGGGGCCCAGGTCGACACGCATGGTCAAGTCGCGCTGCCGGGGCCGTATCAGCGCAAGGTCGACCCTACCGACTGGCCACACGCTGATTTTATTGCATGGCGCGATCAGGTACTGGCACCGCCTGCGAAACCCTATCAGGTCATGGGACTGCCAGTCTATGAGCGATCCGACCATACCGGGCTACTCTGGGGCTTTCTAGCGCCTGGGCAGCATATCAAGATCGACGACCCGAGCAACGGCCATGTGTGTGAGCTCGACGGGGTGCCGGCCGGCATTGGCTTTGTCGACATGGCCGGGCTGACGCCGCTTTGAAACTGTACTGGCGTATCCTTGCCGCGCTGCTCTGGGTGTTGCTCTGGTGGTTCGTTGGTGTGGCAGCCTGGCTTCTAGTGAAGAGGTATCTATTATGACCATTGGCCCTGCTACTCTATTGGCCATCATTGCGGCAGCCCTTGCGACTCTGCTCTGGTGGATCGCCGTTCACTTTGGTCTGCCGCAGTGGCTGTGCATGTTCTTGTTTGGCGTTGGGCTTGCCGTCGTGATCATCGCCGGCCCGTTGCTCAACCTGCCGTAGTTTCTCAAGTTTAAACTTATGCCATACCAGAAGGGCAACCCAGGGGGCCCAGGCCGGCCAAAGAAGGTTGTCGAAGATGCGTCGCTGTCGATCCTGGCTGAGCTCTTCGATGAAGCGGCCGAGCGCGCGATCGTCGAAAACATGATTGCGAATGCGAAGCGCAAAGGTGTGCAGGCGGCCGACAGCTCGATCAAGGCGTCGACCTGGCTGTGGGATCGCAAGTACGGCAAGCCGAAAGAGTTTGTCGAGCATAGCGGCGGTATCGAAGTGCGCAAGGGGTATACCATTGTCAGCCCTGACGACTGGGACGAAGCCCCAGACGACGATCCGGCACAACCCGGCGACGCTGTTTGATCCGCTGCCGTGGCAGGTCGAGCCATGGCGCGATAAGACCGGGCTGATCCTGTTGACCGGCTCGGCCGGCGGCGGCAAGTCGCGGCTGGGTGCTGAGAAGCTGCACGGCTATTGCCTGAAGTATCCTGGGGCCTTTGCCCTGCTTGTGCGCAAGACTCGCGTCAGTCTCACAAAGGGCTCGTTGCTGTTCCTGAATGAAACCGTGATCGGCGACGATCCGCGCGTCAGGCAGTATGAGTCGAAAGACTTCTTTCGCTACTTCAACGGCTCGATCCTGGCTTATATGGGGCTTGAGGACAAAGAGCAGCGCGAAAGACTGAAGTCCATCGGGCCCAGGGGCGGCGTGGATATCATCTGGGGCGAAGAGGCGACCGAACTAGAGGAAGCAGACCACAATGCCCTACGCGCCCGTATGCGCGGCCGTGCGGCACGCTGGCGTCAGATCCTGTACAGTTGTAACCCTGACGCGCCAACGCACTGGATTTATAATCGGCTGATCGTCGGCGGCGAAGCGCACGTATACTACAGCGGTCGACAGGATAACCGGCACAACCCGGCGGATTACGATGCGACCATGCGCACCTTGACTGGCGTCGAGGATGCGCGACTGAATCGCGGCGAATGGGTGCAGGCGACCGGCGTGATCTTCGACGTATGGAGCGATAGCGACAACGTGACTGAGGCTGCTGAGTATGTCGAGGGCGGCGGCAGCGTGCTATGGTTCGTTGACGATGGCTACGTTGGCAAGCGTGATCCTGCTACTGGGTATTGGAGTGCCGACAGTCACCCCCGCGTGTTCCTGCTAGCCCAGTTGCGACACGACGGCTCGATCAACGTCTTCTATGAAGACGACCGGGCCGGCGTGCTGAGCAACGATCATATACAGATGATAACGCAGCTGCCGTATCCGGCGCCTGACTATGCGGTTGTCGACAAGTCGGCAGCCGAGTTAAAGGGCAGGCTGCACGTCGAGGCGATCTATACCCGCAACAGCCCGCCGGATGTCGAGGAGAGTATCAAAGAACTACGCCGCGCTATCGCGGCCGATGCCAACGGCCGGCGCCGCGTCAAGGTGCATCCCAGGTGCAAGAACCTACGCGCTGAGATGGCAAGCTATCGGCGCGACGCCAACGGCAAGATCGTCAAGGCGTTCGATCATTCGCTCGACGCGCTGAGATACGGCGTTTGGGCCCAGAGGTATGATGTATGATGCTGTTGATCGCGGTGCTGGCCATCTACGCCATGGCCATGTGGTATCTTAGCTACAAGGCTCGACCATGAGTGATATGATGTCGACCGCTGATGTCGAGGCGGCCCGCAAGCGATCCGTCACTCGGCAAGACGCGATCCCGGCGACGGCAGCGGCACCGTTCACGATCCTCATGGGCCCAGTGGGTCTGCTGAGCGGCATACCCGGCATTGCGCAGTATGGTCAATTCTCGCTTCCCCCGCAAGGCTCGATCGGGCGCGATCGGCTGCTCTCCCAGACTCCCCAGTTTGAAAACATGTGGGCCGACTCCATCTTCAAGGCCATCTCTAAGAAGGTTGCCCAGGGCTTCAGGATCGAGGACTCCGACGATAGCGCGCGGCGCATCAAGGCGGCTCAGCAACTGATCCTGGGATACGACGGCAGCTATGCCAGCGGGCTGCAGCGGGGCCTGCAAGACTACCTGCTGACTGACATGGGCATGGTCGTTGAGAAGGCCCGGTCGTCGAGCGCGCGGGGCAGTAAGATCGTCGGACTGTTTCACCTCGACGCGCTTCGGTGCTATCCGACCGGCGATCCCCAGAAGCCGATCGTCTATTGGTCATACTATGGCGGCTATCACTTGCTCGACGCCGAAGACGTGATCCGGATCACCGATATGCCTAGTCCAAGGGTCGAGATGCGCGGCTATGGGATGTGCAGCGCATCACGATCCTGGGCAACCATTCTGAAGCTGGCAGCGGTCGAGGTCTACTTCAGGGAGAAGATCACCGGCACGCGCAACCTGGCTATTCACCTTGTCAACGGCGTATCCGACAAGATGTTGCGCGACGCGCTCAACAGTAGCGACGATGCCAGAGATCAACGGGGCTTTGTATTGTATAAGGGCTCGACCATCGTCCCAATGATCGAAATGGCGGCGACGCCGACGGTCGTCACGATCCCATTGGCTGAAGTACCTGACGGCTTCGATGTCAAGGAAGAGCGCACCGATGCGTACCGGCGCTATGCGCACTCGATCGGTATGAATGTCGAAGAATTCGACCCGGCGCCGGCTGGGTTGAATACGGGCCTGGCTGCCCAGGTGCGCGACGAAGGGATCAAGGGGCAGGGCATGGCGGGCTTTGATAAGAACTGGGAGCTAGCCCTCACCCACACGACGCTACCCGGCTCGACCGTGTTCTTCATGGGCGATAGCGAAGACTGGCGCGATCAGACAATGAAGGCCCAGGCTGAGAAGGCCCGCGCCGACAAGCTGAAGGTCTATGTTGACGCCGGGGCGATCAGTCCGATGCAGATGCTCAACGCGGCAGTGGACGCCGGGGATCTCGACGAAGCCTTCTTGCCTGCTGACGCAACCGAAGCGGGCAACATTAACGACAATGAGAAGCTGATCGGCGGTGAGGCCCAGGCCCGATCCCCAGTCGTTACGCCGCTGCCGAGCAACACGCCGCAAGCAGCCGGCCAACAGCCCCAGGCGGCAGCCCCAGTCGCCAAAGAATACAAGATGAAAGAGTGTAAGGCATGCGGCGATCATTCGCCCGCCAACGCGCTGTATTGTTCCTTCTGCGATCAGCCGTTTGGCGTCGTTAAAGATGTCGACACAACTCCAGACTTGATCAATCAGGAATGGCGCGCGGCGCTCGACTGGGCCCGCAAGGCGCGCGGCGATGGCTGAGCGAACCTGCAAGCAGTGCGGTGCTGATATTACGCGGTTGCACGGATCGGCGAAACAGTGTCGCGTGTGTGCAGCCCAGGCCCGGCGTGTAACGCGACTGCGCATTATTGCGGTGTGTAAGCAAAAGGCTGCGAAGCGACGAGGCGCGCATGGCTGACACGCCGACGAACCTGCACGCCTTGACACTCGACGCGATTCAGGCGCTGGACTTCAGCAGGCCCGGCTGGGCCAAACAGATGGACGCGATCATTGCGCGGGGCCATACGGCTGCGGCGCTGGCAGCGACAGCCGATCGGGCTGGGGTTAAACTCGACCCGGGGCTGTTTCGGGGGCTGTCGAGGGCAGAGCGCAAAGACATCGATCAGTTAGTACGTGTGCAGCGACAATACCTCGCAAACTTCGTAGCGGCGGCCGAGGGGCTGAGCGAAGCCCAGATCGCAGCTCGGGCAGGCCTTTACGCTGGGGCGGTGCGGCAGACGTACTATAGCCAGCGCTGGGGGGACTGGATTATACCACCCGAGTTACTGCCGGGCAACCAGACCTGCATTACGAACTGCAAATGTCGCATCAGCGTACGCGACAACGACGACGGCACCGGCGAGCTCACTCGCGAAATGGGCGGGACTGAGGATCACTGCGACGAATGCCCTGCGCTCGTCGGCTCTTATCCGGTAAAGCGGCAGAACTTTATAGAGAAAGACTTTGACGGCTGGGACGATAGCGAGATAGATACCTGGGGCGATGAGACGATTACACTCAAGCATATGCCGGGGGTGCACGATCAGCGCTCGCATGGCCGGTCGACCGGCCGCCGGGTGGCATCGCGCTCAGCCTATAGCGCATCGCGGGCCGGCGGGGCTAGCATTCAGGATAGCAGGATCGCGGCGCATGCCGCAAGCGACTATCTTGCGCGGGCCCAGCGGATCGAGAATATCATCAAGCAGCAGGCAGGCCACATGAGCCCGGCGCAACGTCGGTCGACGACTGCCGAGCTCCAGCGCCTGGCTGACGCTCAGGACAACTATCTTGACAAGGTGCCGCGCCATCTACAGATCCATGTTGCCAACGCTATTCAACGCGCGCCGCTCAGCACGCCAACCGTGCGCGGCCGAGCCGACCCGAAGCCAGCCCAGGCCCAGCGGCAGGCGGGCCATAGTCAAGAAGCCAAAGACGCGCATGCGAAGGTGCTCGACGCGGAGAATGCAGCCGAGAAACTGAAAGAGCCGATCCGCGAGAAGCGCCGCGCGCTCTACGCTGAAGCTGACGCGCTCGCGGAACAGCGCACAGCCCATGCGCGCGAACGGTTTGCAGCCAAAGAAGCCGGCGACGATGCGCGCGTAAAGGAGCTCGACAAGGCGATAGCAAAGATCGACCGGCGCTACAAGGCCATGACGGTCGAGCAACGAAAGTTGTCAACTGAAGCGTTGGCAGTTGATGACAACCTACGCCGGCAGATATTGCAGGTCGACAAGCCGGGCCATGTAGAATTACGCTTCGATCATGCTATAACGCCTGCTGAGCGGCAGTCGATCGGCGGGGCGATGGTCGACGCGATGCGCTTAACCTCGACGACCGGGCTTGCGAATCGCCCGATTGCGATCAAACTTGAGAAGGATGTCAGGGCCTATGCGGTCGACTGGGGTAACGATGTCTTCCATAGTGGGCAGATCGTGCTAGCCAACGACGCGCATCGGGTTGCGGTGCATGAGCTCGGGCATCATATTGAGTTTAGAAACCCAGAGGTCAAGGCCCGCGCGGCGGCATTCCTCGACCGGCGTACGGCCGGCGAAGATGCTCGACCGCTGGCAGAGATCACGAACAACAGCAACTATCGCGCGGGCGAAACAGCCCAGTCTGATAAGTTTATCAGCCCGTACATGGGCAAGCGCTATGCGAATGGCGATACTGAGATCATCAGCATGGGGCTGGAATACTTCTATAGCGATCCGCTGAAGCTGGCCAAAGACGATCCGGATTACTTCATGTTCATGTACGATGTGCTGAGAACGCCATGATTACGATGGAAGTCGGCGGTATCACCGCAAGCTATAACGGCGTCGAGTGGCAGACCAAAGACACGGAAGCCGACGCCGTGATCGACATGCTCAATGCCATGATGCATGAGCAGCCCGGGCCCTCTGGGGCCGATCCGTATCCGGCGCTGACGCTGGCCCAGGGGATCGCGCGGCAGTTGCACGGCCGGATAACTGACGAGGGCAAAGCGCCGGCATTCGATCCGAAGGTGGTTTACTAATGACAAACGAAGAACTGATTGAGTATGTCGCCTGGGCCAACGACGAGATCGCGCAAGTGTTACGCGCGGCGCTTCAGCCGGTCGTCGACAGCTTCTATCGATCGGTATGGCCCGTCGAGCATGGCCATGGTCGCATGATGCGCAAGAAGATCCGGCGGTGCTACCGATGATCAAGATCGTTCCAAAGATACCGAAGCGCAACCGGCTCGACCCACGCAAGATGCAAGCGGCGATCGATCGCGGGCTCGACGATGGCGCGGCCGGCGCGCTGATCGACTTCGAGAGTACCAGTAGCACATGGGATCATCAGCCAACCTATACGGTCAAGGCCCAGAAGGATGGGCGGCTCGTCGGTACCAAAGACGAGGTATGGCTGATGCTCAACGCCGGAACGCGCGCGCACGACATCTACCCGCGCAACGCAAAGATGCTCCGCTTTCAAGGTGGCTATAGCGCAAAGACACGGCCCGGATTCATCGGCTCGCAGTCAGGTGGGGCAAGCGGGGCGATCATCTTCCGTCGATTCGTGCATCATCCTGGGACGAAGCCCCGAGGATGGTCGACGATCATTGCGAAGAAATGGCGGAGTAGGGTAGCCCAACTTATTCAACGGCAGATTAGTAAAGAGCTATCTTGACATATAGCCTATACTTATAGATATACTGCGAAAGTATAAGCGAATCACCCCATGCCGTTTGCGTCACGTCGTCAACAACGTTGGGCCCATGCCACACGTCAACCCTTTGCGAAGCGCTGGGATAAGTTGACTGACTTTGATGTGCTTCCAGAGAAGAAAGATAGCGGCACCTCGGGCATGGCCATCCCCCCCACTGGAAACAACGCGCTGTTTAATCAGCCTGGCGTTGGCCGAGTCTCCAACCGTCGTAAGAACAAGAAGATCAAAGACTGCGACTGCGGCTGTATGCAGGTCGAGAAGGCTGTGTCGAGTGATACGCCGGTTGGTGCACCTGCAAAGAAGCCGACAGCCCCAGCGGGCCCGGCAGCGGCCCCAGCGGCTGGGGCTGGGCAACCGGGCGAACTGTTATCGCCCGGCGTGCGGCGTATTCGTGGCAACCTGTGTAACGTGCATGGCAAGTATGGCCCTTGCGACGGCGCAAAGGCGAAACCCAAGAAGGGCCCGAAGGGTCGAGGTGCCGGCGGCGCTGGGGCGAAACCCAAGAAGCCCCCGAAGACTGACGAGCAACGGGCGGCAGAGCGGCAGCAGCATGCCGACGAGCGCGCGGCCGAGCTCACAAAGCAGCAGGCTCAGAACATGACGAAGGTCGGCGACGAAACCGACCTGGGTGATCATCTCGCAAACCTGAATCAATTTGCGCAGGGCAAGCCGCTCAGGCCCCAGGATATCGACTTCCTTGCGAAAGAGGGACTGTTAGAGATCGGCGCCGATGGCCAGCCGCGCAAGTCTGAGCAGGCCAACGTCTTACTCAACGCCGCCAAACGTGGCGATGTGCAGGGCGCAAAGGATGCTGCCAGTCGAGCGCGCGATCAGGTTGCCAAACGTGGCGAGCAAGAAGTAGCACGTACGGCAGCAGCTGCGAAGAAGCTCGCGGCCCAGGCTGAGCGGGAAGCCGCAAAGAAGAAGCGCGACGAAGAGCGCGCAAGCGCAAAGCCCGGCAAGGGCGGATCGGGTGGGCCTGCTGAGGCGGCCCAGGGTGCCGCTGGGAAGCTCGCACAGCGACGATCCGGGCGCGCGGGTGCATCAGGTGGGGGCGGCGGCGGCGGCGCTGGGTCGACGAGCATCAGCCCCGGCAAGAAACCCGAAGCCCCCGCAAAGGTCGAGCCCGAGAAACCAAAGTTAGCACAGAATCTCGTCGACGCCGCAACGACCATGAGCGAAGGCGGCGAAATGACCATGGATCAGTTGCGCACGCTGATCCGCAACGGGCTCGCAAAGATCGATCGCGACGGCATGCCGGTGCTGACTGCGGCCGGGCTCAACGCCACAAAGAAAGATGCTCGACCGCTATCCTACCTCGCACGCCGCAAAGAGCAGACCGCGCAACAGCGGGCGATGTTTGCGCACATGGGCGGCGGCGGCAAGGGCGGCGGCGGCGGCGGGGCTGCGAGTCGTACCAGTGCAGGCAAGGGCGGCGGCGGGCAGCAGGCAACGCTCTGGAATAAAAACGCTGAAGGCAAGCGCGTACCGCAAGCGGGCTTCGCTGGGACAAAACACACGCCGGGCGAAAGTGAGCGCAAGGCAACTCCAGCCGCTGGGGCCGGCCCGGCGTCAGGGCAGACGGTTGGCGAAACAACAAAGGCCTACGGCAACGACCCGAATCAATCCTACACGATGCGCCATGAGCTCGTCGACATGGGATCTATTCAAGCTAGCAATACTGCCAACGGTGGGATTAACCCGAAGTATGATGCAAGCCTACAGCCGCGCGATCGGTCGAGGGCAAGCAGCCAGGCCCAGATCGCCGACGTTGCCCAGAACATGAATCCGGAAGTAATGACAACCGACTTCCACCGGATCGACGCCGGGACGCCGATCATCGACGCGCATGGCAACGTGCTGAGCGGCAACGGGCGTACGCTAGCCCTCCAGCGCGCGGCCGAGCTCCATCCGGATAAGTATGCAGCGTATAAAGACGCGATCAAGGCTGAAGCGAAGGCAGCCGGGATCGACCCGGCAGCAGTCGACAAGATGCAGAATCCGGTATTGGTTCGCAGGCTGCAAGGCGATCACGATGCGGCAGCGTTTGCCAGAGAAGCCAACAGCAGCGGTACATTGCGCATGTCGCCATTGGAGCAGGCAAAGGTCGACGCCGGGCAGATCAGTAATCAGCATATGCTGAAGTTGCATGTGAGCGAGTCGGGCGACATCGATCGAGCGCTCAGGGATAAGCAGAACAAGCCGTTTATTGACGACTTTCTTGCGACGGTACCGGATAACGAACGCGCCAACCTGTTAACGCGCCATGGCGAATTGAATCAAATGGGGCTGTATCGGGCCAAAGCTGCGATCTATACCAAAGCCTTCCCAGGCGCAGCAGGCGAGCGCATGGCTGAGTCGATGCTCGAGTCGCTCGACCCGGATATTAAGACAGTCCAGAACGGGATCAGCGGTGGGCTACCTGACTTCAGTCGAGCAACGGCGCTGACGCGCTCAGGCATGCGCGATCCGCATCTCGACATCAGTGAAGACTTCGCGAAGACGGTCGATGTATACGCGCGGATCAAGGATAACCCGAGCCTGACTGCCAACACGCCAGCGCATCAGGTCGTCGCAAAGTACCTCGGGCAGTCGAGCATGTTCGATCGCGAGCTCAACGCGGATCAGGAACGCTTGCTTGTGCACCTTGATACCATCGCACGCAAGCCGACAGAAGTCAGGGGCCTATTACAGCGTTACGCGCGGATCGTCGAGGGGCAGCCCCAGCCTGGGCAAGCAAGTCTGTTTGGCGATAGCGGTCGGCTGACGCGGGCTGAATTGTACGATCAGTTGCTGGGCGGTACGAAGGTGCCGCCGATCGACGAGCAAGCGGGGATGTTCGGATGACACCGTTACCACCAGTGCGCAAGCGCAAAAACTATAGCGATGTTTCGCCGAAGGATATCACCTTTGCGCTGTTCCATGATCGGATCGCGCCGCACGATGCGATGCGGGCTGAGACTGAGAACGCGATCGACCTGGGCCTGCGGCAAAAGGACTCCGATCGGCTGTTTACAACCTATAAAGACTGGGAAGGCAACGATCGCTGGATCGCGATCACAACGACGGCGTATGAAGACAAGGATCGCGAGATCATCAGCCGGAACGCGATCAAAGAAGCGGTTGCGCTCGGGGATAAGACCAAAGAGCGCGGGCCGCTCCTATTCTGGCATGTGCCGGGGTTGGTCATGGGCGAATGCGACTTTCAGGCCCAGGGCGGCCCGGGCGATCGGTTTCTGATCGAGGGCGGCACCTTTAAGAACAAAGCCATGGCGAGCCTGGGCCAGAAGCTGAGCGATGCCGGCTATCAGATGTCGCCTGGCTTCATTCATACGGACGATCAGCCGCGCAACGGCGTGTACGATCATATCTTAATCTATGAGCGGTCGGCAGTCCCTGCCAATCGCGCTGCTAATTACTTTACGCGGTACAGTGCCGCAAAGGAGGACTCGAAGGTGCAAGGATTACCACCTGAGAAGATCGCGGAGTATCGCGAGAAGGCGGCCGGCAACGCTGAAGCATTGGCGATGCTCGACGCGGTGCTAGCAACGGTACAGAAGGAAGACGACACGGCCCAGGCCCGCAACGTGGTGTTTAAAGAAGCCCCCGAGTGGGCCCAGGCGCTGATCACGCGCGTCGACGACCTCGGGGCAACGGTCAAAGAGATGCGAACGGCGGCCGGTATCAA